GAGTTTGCCAAGGGCGCAGGCCTGAACAACGAGCAAGCCAATGCCCTGCTGGGAAAGTTGGCTCCGGCCATTGCTGAACGCCAGCAGGCCGCCCATGTCGAAATGGTCAAGGGCTGGGTTGATGCGGCTCAGGCTGATACCGAAATCGGCGGACCCAATCTGGCGCAGAACGTGGCTGTTGCAAAGAAGGCAATGGACAAGTTTGGGACTCCCGAGCTTTCCAAGCTGCTCGACGAAACCGGGCTGGGAAACCACCCCGAAATCGTTCGGGCGTTTTATCGAGCCGGTAAGGCTATTTCAGAAGATCGCTTTGTCGGCGGTGGCGGACCCGGAACCGGGTCGGTTGATCCAGCCAAGCGTTTGTTCCCCAATATGAACTAAGAGGCCAAGAGCATGACGACTCTTTCCGCGATTCACCCGACGCTGCTGGATGTAACCAAGCGGCTCGACCCTGATGGCAGCATTGCTACCATTGCCGAAATGCTGGCGCAGACCAATCCCATTCTTGACGATATGGTGTGGGTCGAAGGCAACCTGCCCACCGGCCACCGCACTACCGTCCGCACCGGCCTGCCGACCCCGACCTGGCGCAAGTTGTACGGCGGCGTTCAGCCAACCAAGTCCACCACCGCGCAAGTCACTGACTCCTGCGGCATGTTGGAGGCCTATGCCGAGGTGGACAAGGCGCTGGCTGACCTGAACGGCAATACCGCCGCCTTCCGCTTGTCTGAAGACGCCGCGCACATTGAGGGCATGAACCAGGAGTTCTCCTCGACGCTGTTCTACGGCAATGAAGGTTCCGAGCCGGAGGCGTTCACCGGGTTCGGTCCGCGCTTCAATGACCAGTCTGCCGCCAATGGCGACAACATCATCACCGACGCAGCCACTCCTGACGGCACTGACAACTCCTCGATCTGGCTGATCGTGTGGGGCCGCAATACCTGCCACGGCATTTATCCCAAGGGCTCCAGCGCCGGCTTGCAGATCACCGACAAGGGCCAGGTGACCATTGAAAACGTGGATGGCAACGGCGGCCGGATGGAAGGTTACCGCACCCATTACCGTTGGGACTGCGGCCTGTCCGTGCGCGACTGGCGCTATGTGGTGCGCATGAACTTCGACCTGGAAAACACCATTGCGGCTGGAACCACCGGCCCGGTGCTGGCCCAGCTGATGGCTAAGGCGCTGCGTCGTATCCCGAACATCAACATGGGCCGCCCGGTGTTCTACGCCAGCCGCGCCACCCTGGAGCTGATGGATCTCCAGGCGATGGAAAAGACCAACATGGCCTTCACCACCATCGAAGATGCCCAAGGCAAGATGGTCACCCGGTTCCGCGGCATCCCTGTGAAACAGTGCGACGCCATCCTGAACACTGAGTCCGGCATTTAAGCCGGGCTCCACTGGAGAATTGACATGATTCTTGACGCACGAAATGAATTTGCCGATGCGACCTCCGTGGCCGCTGCGGCCGGGACCGCCCTGATCGGTAACGTGATCGACCTGTCCGTCGCCCGCGACCTGGGCAACGGCGAGGCTCCGTATCTGGTCATTACCACCGACACCGAGATCATCACTGGCGGCAGCGCCGGCACGATCAACTTCGCTCTGGCCTCTGATGCCCAGGCTGCGATTGCGACCGATGGCAGCGCCTCGATCCATTACCGCACCGCCGACTTCGTGACCGATGACGCGGCTGCCAACTCGGACCAACTGAATGCCGGCGGCGTTATCGCTTGCGTGAAGTTGCCGGTGGAGGGAGTTGTTTACGAACGCTACCTCGGCATCCTGGCTACCATCAGCACGACCACCGTCACGGCTGGCAAGATCAACGCCTTCCTGACGATGAATCCGTCGAAGTGGAAAGCCTATGCTGACGCCATCTGAGGCCTGAGCCATGAAGGTTAAAGCCAAGGTTGACCTGTTCTGCGGCGGTTACCGCCGCCGTGCAGGCACGGTCTTCGAGATTGATGGCAGCCCCACCAAGCACATGGAGGTCTTGCAGGCTGCTGCTGAAAAGACCCAGAAGACCGGAAAGAAGGCTCCGCAAACCATGTCCGAGATCAATGCTGATGTGGTTGCTGCTGAGAAGGCGGCAATGACCGGCAAGGTCGCGGACACCGTCGAGGCCTGACTGTTTGGTGTTCTCCTTGGGGGCTTCGGCCCCCTTTTTTTAGTGTGTCGGAGTAGGCATGGCATCGGTCGTTGATATTTGCAATCTGGCAATGTCCAGGCTTGGCGACAGCGCCAACATTGCCAGCATTGACCCTCCTGAGGCATCTCCGCAGGCAGAATACTGCGCGCAGTTCTGGCCTATCGCTCGGGATTCAGCCCTTGAAGGCTATCCGTGGGCATTTGCCACCAAACGGGCCACACTGGCTGAATTGACCCCGGAAACGGACGCATGGGTCTACGCCTATGCCATGCCGACCAACTGCCTGCGTGTGCTGTCTGTGCAGGATTCCGAGGCCACCAGCGACCTTGGGGTCGATACATCTCTACCGACGCAACAGGCGTTTACCATTGAGACAATGGCATCCGGATCGCTTGCCATCCTGACCGATCAGGATCAGGCGTCCGCGCGATACATTGCCAAGATCACGGACTCCACGAAATACAGCCCGCTATTTGTCGATTATGTTTCCTGGCTGCTGGCTTCGCATGTCGCTGGCCCGCTGATCAAGGGCGACGCCGGGGCAAAAATGGCGCAGTTCTGCATGGCGGCGGCCGACTCCGTTCTGACCAAGGCAAAGGCTGCGGATTCATCGCAGAGATCGGTTCGTCCGGCGCATATGCCGGCGCATCTGGCAGCGAGGTAACCAATGGCCAGCACTCGCATCATCCAGCAGTCATTCAATGGCGGCGAGGTTACGCCCGAGTTTTTTGGCCGCCTCGATGACGCCAAGCGCCAGTCTGGACTGGCCACCCTGCGCAACCTCATCGCCACGCCGCAAGGGCCGGCAACAAAGCGGCCGGGGACGGTGTTTGTTTCGGATGCGTGGCCTGTTAATGTCGGGGTCTCTCGCCTGATCCCGTTTGTTTATTCGACGACTCAATCCCTTGTGATTGAATTGTCATCAAGCGGAATGCGCTTTTACACGGATAGCGGCGTGCTGAAGTTTGTGCATGCTGACACTTCTGCATGGAGCAGCCTGACAACGTACTCAAATGGGCAGCTAGTGCATGTTTCTGATGGGGCTGGCGGGTATTACTACTATAGGTCAGCGGTCAGCAACAACCTGAACCATGCGCCTGTGGTCGGGGTGAATACGGCTTATTGGCACACGCTTCCGGCAACAAAGGAGCTTCAGATTGTTTCTGACTACTGGAGCCAGATGATTGCGTCAGTCAACTATGCGCAGTCAAACGATGTCATTACATTTGTCCACCCGCTGCGCAATGCCAGGGAGCTGCGAAGGATAAGCGCTGTTGTTTGGGAATGGGAGGATATCTCGTTTTTGCCGGAAATGTCCGCCCCCACCGGCCTGACGCACAAGACAGCCATCTCCGTCGGCACTGGAACAGGATCTGAATTTCACTACTACAAGGTGGCAGCTGTCGGGGAATCATCCGCCAATGAATCACTCCCGTCCGATGTGTCATCCGCAACGGCAACCATTACCGCTATAGCCCAGGCATGGGGCGGCGAGATCACCACGTCGGCGGCGCATGGCGCATCCGCCGGTCAGCGTGTCCGGATCAGCGGCGTGTCAGGAATGACGCAAATCAATGGGCTTACCGCCTACGTTTACAACACCCCGTCCTCAACAAAACTGACGCTCAAGGACGAGGTAGGGGCGGTAATCGACACCACCGCCTTTAGCGCCTATATCGGCGGCGGGACCCTGACGATATGCGGGGTGGAGAATGACCTGCTGACGACGGGAAACAAGATCGGGATTGCGTGGGCTGCTGTCTCCGGAGCCGTCAGGTATAACGTCTACAAGGAAAGCAACGGCCTGTACGGCTACATCGGTCAGACGGCGGGTACGGTCTTTGTTGACGACAACATTGCGCCGGATCTCGGGAAAACCCCGCAGGAGGAATACAATCCGTTTACTGGTTCTGGAAACTACCCGGCTGCCGTGGCGTATTGGGAACAGCGCCGGGTGTTCGCTGGAACCACGAACCAGCCGCAAAACGTTTGGATGACGCGCACCGGCACAGAATCCAACCTCAGCTACTCCATTCCGTCCCGCGACGACGACGGAATCAGCTTCCGCATTGCAAGCCGCGAAAACAATGCCATCCGTCACGTTGTCCCGATTGGCGACCTGATGCTGATGACCAACGCCGCCGAGTGGCGGGTGGCGACCGATGGCGCCGTAACGCCGACGACAATCAGCGTCCGCCCGCAATCCTATGTCGGGTGCGGCTCCGTGCAGCCGCTGGTCGTCAACAACGTCATGGTCTATGCCGAGGGACGTGGCGGGCATGTGCGTGAACTGGCGTACAACTGGAACAATCAGGGATACGTCTCCGGCGACCTGAGCCTGCGCGCGCCACACCTGTTCGACAACAAGGAAATCGTCGGCGCCGCCTTCCAGCGCGCTCCGTTCCCGATCTGCTGGTTCGTCAATGATGATGGCACGCTGCTGGGGTTGACCTATATCCCCGAACAGCAGGTCTATGCCTGGCATCGCCATGATACGGTTGATGGTGTTTTTGAGTCGGTGTGCGCCGTGCCGGAGGGTGGCGAGGATGCCGTCTATTTTGTCGTGAAACGGACCATTGATGGGAACGAGGTGCGCTACATTGAACGCATGGCAAACCGGTTCTACGGCGACATCGAGGACGCATTCTTTGTTGACTGCGGCTTGACGTATTCCGGCGCGGCCGCGGATACAATCTCCGGCCTGGATCACCTGGAGGGCTGCACCGTTTCGGTACTGGCTGACGGGGCAGTCCAGCCGCAGCAGGTGGTTACTGCCGGCGCAATTACCATTCCGGTCGAGGCCACCAAGATCCACATTGGGCTGCCAATCACCTCCGACCTCAAGACTCTGCCGCCGA